AACGTAAGGCATTACCACTTCTCTGAAAACAGACTCAAACGTATATTGATTTACATATGCAAAATCTTTAGACAGCTCCTCGCTTAACCTGGACTCGCCATTAAGATCAAATATCTTTTGAAAGTTTTCGTGAGCCTTGTTAGCACAATCAGACTGCTGTAGTTTGTAGTAGGAGTGCATTTTTTCAAAAATATCCTTATCAAACTTTCCATATCCAGACAGACCCATAACTTTTCCTGCATAAATTAGATTTCCCCACCACCAGTTAAACTCTTTCTTTATAGGTGATAAGTAATGACCTACAGCAGCGTAGGGAACGCAAATATCTTGAGTTGTTGTATGTATTTTAGTAATCTCCTTGCCCTCTGCTAGCCATATATTGAAGTGACCCTCATCAGATCCTCCGTCAAACGTTACTATCAGAGACTTATCAAAGTCTTTTTGATAAAGAGCATTATAAACATGAGCCTTGTGGTGAGACATCCAAACATAATTATCTGCTGGAATCTCTTCTAGCAGCTTTAGTTCTGGAGGACAACTGTTGTTTATACAATTGTCATATCTATAGGCTCCATATTTGTCTCTAAAATAATCTATTATTTCAGCTAAAACCTTAGCTGGGTTCTCTAGTGGGAAATGACAGCAAAACGCAGCATTCTTATGGTCAGCCCATCTTTCTACTTCTACAGCTTCTAATACATCGCCTTCTTTTGATATACACAAAGAAGCATTGTGAGATCCATATATTCCTATATTAAAACCTTCTTTTTCGTATTTCCAATGGTAATCCCATGTCTTGTCCCAGCTCCATGACTCCTCTAGCCAGGGGAATGTATCATAGTTTAAAACACCCCTATTAAAGTTTGTTCCTTCTCTATGCATGTCTTTCTTGCCAGATTGACCCCTAAGAATGTTTATATAGTCCGAAAAAGTGGATAGGAAGCTTCCTAAGAACGTTTCTCCCATAGAACATACTATCTGATCAACCATTAACGCTTCGTGGCTCTCTAGCCCTAAATTGAAGTCGTTAAGGAATCTTATATCGTACTCCTTTTGAAGATCAGCAAAAACATCTTTATTTTTTTCATCTGTAGCGACATATATCGGAACGTCTGTTCTAATTCTATTTACAATATCAGTCAATAGATTTTCTGTTTGTGCCTCAGAGTGGCTTTTTCTGGTTTGAAGAAAGTCATTTCGTCTTATATGTAAGGCGTCAAATTGACCCCCTAGCTCGTCTACAATTTGCTTAGCTATATAGAAATATTTTTTCTTATACTGTATCCCAACGTTTACTTTGTGAGTAACCTTGTTTCTTGTGGAAATATTCTTTCCGTATACGTGGTAATAGTAATGACCAAAAAGATTTCTAGGAAAGTGTATAAACTTATCCTCTACATCCAAGTTTATCCCAGTTCTGCCTTGTGCGAAAGAATTATAATCATTTTGATCCTCAATACCACAATACAGGAAATAATCCCTGTCTGGAGCATTCATAGGACCGAACTTATCATCCTGATCACCAAAAGTAATTACTTTGGCAATACTAGAAACGTTCTCAAAGTATTGAATTTCGTTTTCTAATGAAACGTATTCTGGAACATCGTAATAGTCAACACAATCAAAGTTCTTGTAGAAAAGATCCTTGTCTAATGTAGAGAACATATCAAACCAAGTGTTTTTGTCCTCCCACTCAGAAAGAAACAAACAGTATATTTTTGGAGGTATAATAAGCTTCCTTCCAGTTATTACTGATATAGCAGCCGCTATCTCATAAGTCATCCTTATGTTGGAGTATCCACCCCACCAAGGATCAAAAGATATGTATTTAGTTTCCGACATACTCCCAGCCTTTTAGTCGATAATGAACAAACATGTTATTAAAGCTAGTACCTCGGAATATTGTGTTTCTACCATGTTGGCAGGTAGCTGATTCATATAATATCATTTCTCCAACCTCAGCAGTTACGTTATGCCAACTGCCATCGTGTGCTTGTATATCTAATCCCCAATCATCTGCCTCTGGCTTGTTTACACAACCGCAAGCTAAATCTTTATCTACAATAATTATTGATGATATGTGGTGAGTGGCTATTCTGTCTCTATGAAACTGTAGAGCAGCACCTCTCATATAAGACCTTATGCCATATATAAATGTCGGCTCTATGCTTTCTTTAGCAAACTCCTCGTGTAAAGGCAGCAGCATATTGTGAACCATTAGTCTTTTTTCTGGAAGACTATTTATATCCATTATATAACTAGTTATTCCTTCTCCTGGAATAATAGATTCTTTTCCGTCAAATTTCTCCTCAACACCTCTCTCTTTTACCTCAGCATACATTTCCTGTATAACGCTCCAGGCTTCTTCAGGAACTTTTACAACTTTAAAACCCACTGGATCTATCTTGGGTAAATCCTCCCAATTGCTAAATGTTTTAGCAGGTGGAGCTGTGTTTCTGTGATGAACTGAAGCTAATTGAGTGTCAAGAGAATTATTCCATGGCTTTTCTCTCCACCAGGAAGTTACTATGTATTTAGATCCAGAAATAACATCTGAACCCTCATGAAGCGTATCTCTTTGCAGTTCGCCATCTTTCATGTCATACCACCAAACAGCCTTCCCTTTCTCTGGCTTCACAGAAGTTCCCAAATTGGGAAAATTAGTTTCTCCACCCTCAAAATCATCATTTAAATAAATCATAAATGTATGAGTTCTGTTGCCAGAGTGTAGACAATGATTTGTGTATGAATCTCCTTCAAAGAAATCATTATGAGGTCTAAAGTATTGACCAGGCTCATATTTTTGACCTTGAAGATCCTCTCCTCTAATCAGGTCTATATTAAGTTCTTTTGCTATTCTAGTCTGTATCAATACAGAAAGCTCTTCTTTTCCTAAGTTGGATGTTGATGACGTCCTAGATACATCATACTTTGATTGGTCTGATCCAGACCCAGCCACACTAGATCTTGTGCTTGACTCGTCGATTCTTTCGATTAGCTTATCACACTCTTCGTGCGATAAGAAGTTTGGAATTTCTACTAACATTGTGTTGTATTTTATTAAATTTAATTTTCATCACTTCTAACAGGATAACGACCATTCTGCACCGTCTCCTATTTGATTATTCGGATCCGAAGCTCCGTATTCAATTCTAACCTCTCTATTAGATGTAGATGTCCAAGAGAATGAGAAGCTCCCTGTTCCTGGAGTGCTTAATGACATTCCCCAAGGACCTGGATAATTAGCTACTCCAACCCATCCACTAGTAGCTATTAGGTTCCCATTATTGTAAACATTAAATCTATTAGGTCTATCTAAAGCAACCCAGTTGAAAACGTTTGTAGACGTGTCAGAGGGGTTTATGATTTTTGTAGGATAGCTTCCATAGGAAAGATCTAAAGTGGCTTCAGTTGCAAAAGGTCCATTACAAGAGTAATCATATATAATCTCTGTAGTTGTAGTCGTTGTGCTTGTCGTAGTTGTAGCTTGAGTTGTTGTCGTTGTTGTGCTAGTAGTTGGTGCTGCACAAGCAAATATGCTAGTTATTACACCTGACGAGCTTACAGTATATGCAGATGAGGTTGTTGTAGAATAATATATCCCACCGCCTAATAAGTTCTGTGCATTATTGTCGATATAAAAAACATCGTTTACAGCAGGTAAGCTGAATTTTCCTGAGAAATATACCTCAGAATTACCTCCTCCATCAGTAGGATGCGCACAAGCAGCAATTGTAGAGCTGTGGCTATGAGTGGAGAGTATAAAAGGAGACAAAACAACAGAAGATGTTGTAGTGGTGGTAGATGTGCTAGTAGTAGTAGTAACTGGGTTTGTGTTTGGTAGACACGTAAGTATGTCAAGATATGGAGCAACATAATCAGGATCACCAGCAACATTTGGTTTTACCTGACCAGTATCCACACCGTTCACAAATTTTCTTAACTCCGTTACTACAACGACACCCGAATTAGCCATTACTTTTTACTTTATGCAAATTTAATGAATTTTACGATTCGCTTCTTTAAGTGTTTCATAATACAAGAACGAACATCTTTTTTCGTCTAACTTTAAGTCTGTGTCAAAAGGAGAATTACTTATATAGGCTCCTTTGTAAAACATTCCGCTAGATGAGTCAGTGACTCCAGCGTTGTGATATATTGAGCATTCATTCCACCTATTTAAAGTGTCTGTAGCCCAGCAAAAATCCAATTCCTTTTCTACCCTGGTCTCTATACCTCTTTTCCAAGCGTTCCAAATTGTAGCCCACATTTCAGCTGTCCAAACCTGAAGCCTGTGGTACTCTGGATTATTTTTATGTTTGGCGTTTTCATATACGTTAGTCATTTTATACAAATTAACTCCCATATCTCTACATTCCCTCCAAAACTCAGCGTCAACATTTCTCAAAACGTATTGAGCACCTCCTGAATTCTTTTGATTTCTCTTTACAAGATCCTCTTCCATTCCTGCCGTTATCAGCATTGTTTCCAAAGTGTCTCTACCCTTGCTAATTATGTATTCGTACCCAAGATAACTAATCGTGTCACTTAAATGCCAAATATCGCTATTCTCGTACTTTTCTAACCCAGGATTTTTAGTAAAAATGATATCGCTATCATGAAAAAAAATGCTTTCGTGTTTGAGTTCAGGATGCTTTTCATAATGCTTATATAGTAAATGGTGTTTAATGCTAGGTATATATGTTTTGTCTGGACGATCATCTTCATATCTATGTACTGATACTCCAGGATACTTGTCTTCTAAGTAAGAAAAACAAAACTTCTCACTACTCCTATCAGAAGTTACAGAACAAAGTATTTGTACATCAGACAAGTTAATACCCACTTTCTCAAACGAGAAAAGCATAACATCAAGCTGCCAAGCAAAATATTTTATTTCTGGCTGACAGCTTATATATCTCATGGTTCTTATTTAATATAAAATTACGAATAATATTTTAAAAACCATAATCTATTAAACCTGGTTTCCACAATTCAAATTACATTGTTTAAGCGTAGCGTATTGAGGATTAAAAGTTGTTTCTTGACAAATGTTGTTAATACAACTATACCCAACAGTTACTGGAGCTGGCACTGGCGTAGGAACAGGTATTGGAGTTGGAGCAGCTGGTGCAGGCACAGGCGATGCAGGCGCAGGCACTGGCGATGTTGTAAATACAGGCGCAGGTACTGGCGGTGCAGTTGGAGGCGCTACAGGAGCTGTCGTCGAAGCAACTGGTGGTGGAGCAGTTGGTGGTGGAGCAGTTGGTGGTGGAGCAGTTGGTGGCGGTGCCACAGGACTAGGTGCTGTAGGTGGTGCTACAGGGCTAGGAGTAGGTGCCACAGGACTAGGTGCTGTAGGTGGTGCTACTGGAGTTGGAGTCGGAGTAGGAGTAGGACTAGGAGCTACTGGGCTAGGAGCTACTGGGCTAGGAGTTGGAATAGGTGTTGGAATAGGTGTTGGAGTGCTACCACAAGAAACTAACGTGTTAGTTACAGTTAATGAAGCCCCCACGTGAGTGAATGATGTAGCACATACCTCTATAGAATCTCCAAAAGGAACTGACCCACTAGTCGATTTAGTCCCATTAAGATAAGTAAATGAGTCGTCTAGTGTTGGACCTCCATCATTAGTTATTTCGTAAAAAGTTGGGTTTCCTGATGATACGGGAGGTGGAGTAGGAGCTACAGGACTAGGAGCTACAGGACTAGGAGCTACTGGGCTTGGTGCTACAGGACTAGGAGCTACTGGTGTTGGACCGCCCTGACAAGCAGCACATCCAACATACTTGGTTTCTCCCTCAGATATTTCTCTACTTGTAAGATCACCTGCATTAGAGTCATAATAAGTCTGTGTTGTTGTTGAGTATGGATAGAAGCATGTTCCAAATATAGAAACTACTGTGCTTCCGACTCCACTTCCAGTAACAGTGTATGTGTCATTAGTTCTGATAACTATATCTTGGTTTTCATAGTTGCTTCCTGGACATCCTCTCATAAAGTAATAGTTGTAGCTAGGAGCTACTGGAGGAATAGTTGGTGGTGCTACTGGTGGTGCTACTGGTGGAGCAACACAAGGAGTAAAAGTAAATACAAACCCGTTTGTTCCTATTTGGAATGAATTCCCATTACTTCCATATTGATCTTTGAAGTGAGTATTACCTCCGTTGTATAATGTTGTTAATCCAGAGTCTAGATAAAGAGCGTGTCCATTGTTATATGAAGCAGCCACACTAGTGTCTCCATAAGAGCTGTAAACAGTAACTGGAGCTCCAGTAGCAGCACAAGCAGTAGGTCCATCAGACCATCCTTGTAGCGGATTTGTTCCACTTGATGTGTTTGCGTAAATTGTAAATGAAGCTACTGTTGGTGGTGGTGTAACTGGAGCTGGTACTGGCGGTACTGGTACAGGAGGTGTTGACCAAGAAACTCCTTGGTAATCCTGATAAGTTCCGTCTACAGTAACCCCATAAACCTGGTCTCCATCAACACTTTCTGTGATATTAATCACTTTACTAGTAAGACCTTCTGCTGATCCTCCAGTCCATGCCCATGTAGATCCAGTAAACTCATAGTCCTCTCCAGTTAACTGAATTGTTGATCCAGTAGTTCCACTAGTAGGTCCTAATATATCAATATAAGGAGTTACTGTCGGTGGTGGTGTTGCTGGAGCTGGCACTGGCGGCACTATAGATGGTGGTGGAGCAGTTGGTGGTGCTACTGGTGGTGGTGCTACTGGCGATGGCACTGGTGGTGTAGGTATTGTTACAGGAGCTGGTACAGGAACAGGTACAGGAACAGGTACAGGAACTGGTACAGGAACTGGTACAGGAATAACCGCAGGTGCAGGCACAGGAGTGAAAGTTTGCTCACAATAGTACTTGCCTATCTTCCAAACTACAGATCCTTCTCCACAATTGTAATCATCCTCTTTCCACTCTATAACTGGATCCTGAACGCTAATGACATATAAATCATTGTAAGGGTCGTAACCTCCTACAATTTTATGATAATCTGCCGATCCTATATTGGTTCTAAACCAATCTTTCATTCCGTACTGAGAAATCTCATCTAAGCCATTTGAATCTAGCTTTAATGCTATACCTCTTTTGTCGTCAGTCCAAAATAAATCATTATACCATTTTGCAAAAGACTCTGGAGATGTAGACATTCCATATTCTCCTACAAAAGGAATTTGAGATCCTAAAACATCGTTTGTAGACGACACGTTTCCAGAACCATCAGCATTGTAAAGTACTGATTTTCCGTACATTACCTTGCTTGTCTTGTTTTCTTGAATAACTATTAAATCCTGATCTCTTGAAACTATCTTCTGTAAAGAACCATACTTATCATCAAGATCCATGAACCCACCTAAAGTTAAGTTGAATTCGTTTAATCCATTAAAGTTTGTTGTTTGTTCGTAAACTCCACCATAAGTAAGTGAGCTTATTCTGTTGTTCTCAGCGTATCCAGAATAGTTCGTTAAAGGTCTTGCATTATGTAGTAGCTCTGGCGCATTGAAAGCGTCCTTATACTTATAACTTTCTATTGCATTACCCCAAGTAAAAGCATTGAAGAAATCTAAAGTAATTAATGCTGCTTGCTCAGAAGTTTGATCACTATCATCAGTGGCGCCTAAGTGATATCCTTGGCTAGATACAGGATATGTTTCTCCTATTTCGTAGAAAATATCGTTGTTACTTACCTTGGGTTTAGTTTCCAATACAAGTAAAGAATCATCTCTATCTTTTAATACTATATTCCATGAAGACTCAGCATTTATGTTTTTACCTATTTCAGTATCTATAATTGTAGCTCCAAATAGACTTAAATTAACGCTTCCAGTCTGATATAAGTTGGACTCTATTATTAAATGTATAGGGTTGGCAATATTGCTGTCTATAGCTAAAACTCTAGTTCTAGTGCCATTATTGTCAGTTGAAACACCTCTTCTCCATCTGATATTTCCTTCTGGAATATCTTTGGTCATCTCTTCTTTCATCTGCTCGTGCCACCATTCCTCTATATTTGGATAGTATCTACTAGCAGTGTATGTCGCTGAAAATGTAGTTGATTGAGAGCCCTTATATTCGGTGTAAAACAGCCTCATGCTACTTCCTGGACCAACCTCTTCACTTCCCTCAAAACCTTGCAATACAGTTTGACATCTTATGTCTTCATCATAAACAATTGGTTTTCTAGCCAAAACACTCCATTTTTCACCTAAAAAGTGACCAGTGCTTGATCCAAAAGTAATAGAAAGCCCATCAGATAACAGCTGTGTTCCAGAGGTAGATACATTTTCCACCCAGTCCTCAGTACCTTCCTCACTAGTAGACCTCCACTTGAAAGTGTCTGTTCCAGCAATTCCGTCAATAACGATTTCAAATCTTTGATCGAAGCTACCAGAAGGAGTTCCACTTATAGTTACATCATTTTTTTGACCCTCTGTTACAGCATAGTAATAAGGTCCTTCGAATGCATTTAAAGTTTGTCCGCTTAGTCTAGGAGCTTTTCCACCAGACTTATCTTTTGTGTCGTCGTGGTTTTGACTTGATTTCTTAGTATAACCATTATCGTTAATGTTATACTTCGTAGGCTTTAGTTTTATGTAAGTACCCTCTTCCTGTAGTATTTCTCCAGGAGAAGCTGTGTCTAGATTGTCTAGAAAGTTTCTGTTTTTTTGACCATACTCAAGAACTTTGGTCTCTATGTATGTGTTTTTTATACCAGAAGTATCTGATTTAACAACAAGGAAGTCTCCTTCTTTGAACTTGTCAACATCAGATTTCTCTACCTTAACCCATACAAATTCATTGTCCTTGTGGAAAATGATAGGAGTTATAGTGTCGTATTGCGTTTTATTTTCCTTTATAAATAACCTGTAATATTTAGCCCATTTAGGAGCAATGTTATTTATAACTAGCTGCAATGTGTTTCTGTTTATACAATCGCTTACAGGAACGAAAACGCTGTTGTTTTCGCAAGTCATTACAGTAGACATTCTACCGTAATCATCCAAATAAACAATACCAGCCTCGTAACTTCTATTGCTTTTTACAGTTCTAGACGGATTTCCTGGCTGAACTGGAAACGATATTTTGTTTAACGTGAAGTCAAACTTTACATCTTTGTTATTGTAGTCAACCATGTTATAGTTTTCAGTATAATTACCGTAAACTAATCTATTGCCAATAAGCTCTTGAGTTTGAGCTTTTAATGGAACAGCGTCATAGAGCCTACTCATTTCATCAGAAGGAAGGGTCGTGTATACTTTGCTGTTTCTGAAAGGGAATACGTGACTCTTGTCATTTTCAAGACCAAGTTTTGCTTTATCAAAAGTTTCGACAACATACAATGTTGTGGACTCTGATTCTCTAAAAACAAGCTCTATAGAAGCTACGTTTGGTCCTCCTGTGTTAAAAGTTACGTTCGCTTGATTAAATTCATTCTGCATTGACTCATTAGTAGCCTCTTCGTAGTCGTAAAAAAACAATTTAGCCTGAAAGGCATACTCACTAAAAGGGCTTAAAGCACTAATCTCACCGTCAAGATACTTATATCTTGTCGCAAATTGAACAAATTTATCTCTAATAAAACTCTCATCTACATTGCCAGATTTAACTAATTCTATTTCTGGCTGAAATAATGGTGGTTTTACAATAACACTGACGTCTTGATCATTAAATCCATTAACATTCCAGGTTCTAGCCCTGTCTATGTTTATTTTTCTTGGAGGATTATGTCCATCTGTCCAAAACAAATAAACTTTATTTTGATCAGTGTCATTTAATATGTTTGCACTGTGTATTTTTTTATTCTTTTGAAAATTCAATACATTGTCTGGAGCCTGTCTAGTGTCTGATACTATGATAGAAGAAACACCTAATACATGATCATACTCACAGATGTAAGAAGATGTTGTAGTAGCTACGAACCAATACATTTTATTGTTAGCATCATCAGCTACAGCTCCAACAGTTTCGGGGGAATCGCCACTGAAAGTTAGTGGCAAGCCAGCCAGATTGTTTGATTTTACATTCTTGAGAACACCAGTATCAGCATCAATAATGCTAGACACAACGATGTTTTCAGCATGAGTATATTCATCCTTTTTCAAAAGACGCTCATCTGCGTCCTTATTCATTCTGCCCGAAAGAAATGTATTTTTTAATTTCATTATTTAATCCACTTATCTTTGCCCTTCAAACTTTGTACTAAGTCATCAAAATTAACATTCATCAATCTAATCTTAGCGTTTCGAAGTTTGGCAGAAGCTTCTTTTTTGGCTCTTCTAACGATATATTCTTGTACTCCAAATTTTCTATTAACAATTTCGGCTTGAAGATAGCTATATATATAGTCTTCAGCAAGTTTATTTACCCTCAAACTATCGTCAGTCCCAGAGGAAAGCCCATCCGAAATGTATTCTAATACGATAATAGTTCCATCGCTAAGATGAGAACTAAATTTTATTTGACCTGCTTGCTTGTCTATAATGAAACTTCCGTTCTTATTCGAATCAGATGTACTCATTCCGAATCGACCACCAGTGTGCTCTGCCTCTAATGAGTCGTAATCTATAGATCTTTGTGTGTTTACGTTAGATCTGATCTCTGCAAGGCTTTCGGCTTCTTGCAAGTCTCCATTTGCGTCAAACAAAAAGTTACCATCCTGATCCTGTAAATAAGCATCAGCAATAGCGTTGGATCTGTTTACAACCATAGGATGTAATCTACCATCTTCATCAACCCAAGACATTCTAACTGCCTGAACGTAATCAGACGGCATAGTTATTCTAAGCGTATCAGAGAGCTCTATTTCAATCTTCTTTACTTCCTTTAGCGCATCATAATTAAGCTCCTGTATGGCTCTCTTAGCGTAATGAATAACCTGATAACGAGGAATGTCATTGATGATCTTATCATCGCCAACATTCATCAACATAAAATTGTTGATTATGTCCTTTAAAAGAACGTACTGGTAATTTCCAGATTGAGTAGGATCGTTATAATAGTCTTGTGAGCTCATCTATCTAGGTTAAGTTTTCTTTTTCGTATTCCTTGTTGTCTTGTCCCTCCGCAACACTAACAACGTCCTCTGCTCTGATAGTAACACCAGCGTATCTTAGTATCTTGACGATAAGCTGAGTTTCTTCTTCTGGATGCAGTTCGAAGTCTTGGAAATCACTTGCACTTGGGTTGTAAATAGGATCTCCTCCAGGAGTAGACAAATAAGTCCATTTGGGTGTTTTAGGGGTTCCATAGTATATTGCTTGTGCGGATGTAGGCACAGGGAACATATCTATTTCATTTCCGTATCTAGTGTATATTCTATATTTCTCAGAAGGAGAGGCTAGGTTAGCCTGTTTCAAATAAAAAAACTCAGTCTTATCAACCTCCTCTACTATATCATCAACAGAATCTGTTGTTACAGTAACGGTGTTGAGAATATACATGTCACTGGGTAAAGTGAACGTGTAGTTAGCACCAACAGCCAAATCGCTCTTTTTGGTGAAAATATCAAGTTTGTGCGAGATGTCTTTCACCTCATCCGCTGCCCCTCTAGACCCTTTTCTGTTGTTTTTGTTAGCTATCGCCTTTCTATAGTTATCAAAATACTCTTGATAAATCTCTAGTTGAGCTGCTTTTGCAAACAGATTAAATTCGCTAGGGGATATATATCCGCTATTGTCTTTATCTATGATAGATAGAACAGTATTTCTGATGCTATTAATCATCTCTTATTTTTATACAAATTTACAAAAAAAAGAAACCCCTCTTTTTCGGGAGGGGCTCTTCATTAGTGTAGTGGTTTTGCTATAGTTTTTTAACAATAGCCTCCATTAGGTCCATCCCGTCGTCTGTTTTAAAATAAGATGCCAAAGCAGCTATTGGATTGTCTCCAAATTTAACAGTTAAAACCTTTTGCTGGGATTTATCATTCCATACCACAGTTCTGTTGTCGTCTTTTACAAGAAGTATTCCGTTGTCAACAGCTCTTATGGCTAAATTTCTAAGTTTAATGTCAGGATC